TCGAGGACTGGGAGCGTATCAGCGAGCATCTCGACCTGGCCACTGGTGAGAAGAGGCCCTGCGGCTGCCATCCCTGGTGGTCGTCGCCCTACGTGGGCCGCTGGTGGGAGCCGACCTACGTGTACTGCGACACCACCACGGCGGACCCGGGCATCACATGGACCAGCAACACGGGCACCGCCATCACGTTGGAGTAGGAACCCGTGGACCACTGGCCACTGCTCATCATGTGCGTGCTCCTGCTCGCGGCGCTGTTCCTGCTACCGGGTGAGGACGGTGAATAGACCGTGTCTGGAACCCGGCTGTCCCAACCTCTCGCCACAGACGCGTTGCCCCGAGCACACGCGGCAGCGGACGCGGCTACGGAACGCTGACCCGCAGCGACTGGCACTGTATGGCACCGAGTGGCGCCGGCACTCTGCGGAGCGACGGAGAGAGCAGCCCTTCTGCTCTGTGTGTGGGACGCCGGCCGACTTGACGGTCGACCACCCATCGGATGCCGTGCTATGCCGGACGCACCACGGCGCGCTCGAAGCGAGACGCCGCCGCGGGGGGCGGTGAAGATCTCCACGAGGCCCGTCGTGCCAGCACCCGCTATCTCCGGAGCGAAAGGGATACACCTTTTTATCACACCGAGGCCGTCGTGATGTGCAACTGTGAACAGTGCCAGCAGCGTAAGCGGGCTGCTCTTGCGTCGAGGCAGAAGATGAAGCCACGCCCCGAGGTGCCTGAAGGCATGAAATGGTGCCGGCGCTGCGAGGCGGTAAAGCCCATCGCCGCCTTCCTCCTCAACCATAGGATGCGCGACGGCATCCATTCGTGGTGTAAGGAATGCTCTGCCGACCGCACTCGCCAGTGGCGCGCTGAGCATCGCGACGAGATAAACGCACAACGCCGCGCCGCATACGTGCCAAGTCCTCGTCGTCCACACGGTCCATTCGAGGCGCGCGAACGTCCCTGCGCCGACTGCGGCACCTTGGTGATGACCAAAGGGCGTGCCCGCGTCCTCTGTGACGACTGTCGCGCCATCGCCACGCGCGAACACAACCGCCGCAAGAACAACAAGCGACGCGGCGCGCGCTACCAGAAGAACTATACTCTGGAGCAGATCGCGGAGCGCGATGGCTGGCGGTGCCACATCTGCCACCGCAAGGTGGACCCAGGTATCCCGCGCACCCAGCCACGCGGCGCGACCATCGACCACCTTGTCCCCGTCTCGGCCGACGGCGGTGACGAACCATCCAACGTCGCGCTGGCTCATCGCTCGTGCAACATCAGGCGCAGTACCGGCGGCACGGTCCAGCTTCGCCTAGCCGGGTGAAACGCCCTCCCAGGCCATTCACGGTGTCGCACTTCCGCGACTGGGCCGCTGGCCTCATCCTCGACACCGATGAGCCTTGGCACCTTCAGCGGTTCCAGACCGACTTCATCCGCGACCTCTTCGCTGGCACCCCGGAGTGCTGGCTCGTCATCCCCGAGGGCAACGGCAAGACAACGCTCCTCGCTGGCCTCGCACTGTACCACTGCGAGTTCCGTCCCTTCGCCGTCGTCCCGGTGGCCGCGGCTTCGCGAGAGCAGGCCGAGATCATGTACCGGCAGGCCGAGGGCTTCGTCCTTCGCTCCCCCCGGCTCCACCAGCTCGTCCACTCCGACATCCAGGCGGCCAAGGGCAAGCGCAAGACCGACGTGCCGCGGTTCCTCTGCCTCGAGGGCTACCGCCGCATCAACCACGCCGACGGTGGCCGCATCCAGGTCTTCGCCGCGGACGACCGCACCGGCGACGGCATCATCCCGACGCTCGGCATCATCGACGAGCCCCACCGCCAGCGTGACCTCTCGCTGTACCGGACATGGAGCGGGAAGCTCCTCAAGCGCGAGGGCCAGATCGCGGCCATCTCCACGTCGGGCGAGCCCGGTTCCGACTTCGAGCTGACGCGTCGCCGCATCCACGAAGCCGCCGAGACGACGAAGCGCCGGGGCTCCTTCACCCGCATCACCACCAAGCGCGTCGTCCTCCACGAGTGGGCGGTGCCGGACGGTGCTGAGCCCACCGACATCCGCGCCGTCAAGCGCGCCAACCCACTCAAGGCCATCACCGTCCCGATGCTTCGTGAGAAGCTGGAGTCGCCGACGATGACGATGCACCACTGGCTGCGCTTCGTCTGCAACCGTCCCACGCAGGACACCGATACGTGGCTTGGTCCCGACGCCGTCTCCATCTGGAACGCGGCAGAGCAGCCGCTGGAGTTCACCGCGGGCGCCCCGACGTGGGTCGGCGTGGACATCGCGCTCAAGCGTGACACGTCTGCCGTCGTCGCCCTGCAGCGCCGCGATGATGACCGCTGGCACGCGCACTGCCGCATCTGGGCGCCGGAGCCCGGCACTCCCGTCGACACCACGGACATCATGCAGTACCTCCGCGAGATGGCTGCGACCTATGACGTGGAGGCCGTCAGCTTCGACCCGCGGTTCTTCGACGTCCCGGCCAAGTACCTCGAGGACGAGGGACTGCCGATGGTCGAGTTGCCACAGTCGGTCGAACGGATGACCGTCGCCATCGGCGGGCTGTACGAGGCCATCCTGAGCGGGAAGGTGACCCACGACCGCGACGACGTCTTCACGCAGCACATCCTCAACGCCGTCCCGCGCTTCAACGATCGCGGCTTCACGCTCGCCAAGAGCAAGTCGAGGGGACACATCGACGCCACCATCGCGCTCTCACTTGCCCTGGAACGGGCGCAGCGTCGCGACATCCCCACCCCTTCCGTCTACGAGAGTCGCGGGATCATCACCGTCTAGCGCGGAGCCCACCTTGCATCACATCACCAGCATCGCCCGCGCTATCGACATCGAGGGAGCCCTGCTCATCTTTGCCGTTCTTGGCGCCGCTCTTATCGGGCTCACTATCGAATGGAGGGTCGCCCTCTTGGTACTCGTCATCGCCTCCGCCATCACGGGCATCTTCCTTGTCCGCTCCCCGAGTGCTGACTGATGGGCGCCCTAGCGCGTCGTCTCGGGCGCAAGGCCGGTATCGGCTACCCGAACACCGGATGGCAGCCCTACCCCGGCTACCAGCGCGCCTCGAGCACCGGCGTCGTCGTCACCGAAGACAAGGCCAACACCGTCGCCGCGTGGTTCGCTGGCGTCCGCGTCATCGCGCAGGACATCTCTGCGCTGCCGCTCATCACGTACCGGCGCACCGGCCGCAAGAAGGACCGCGCCACCGATCACCCGATGTATCGCATCCTCAAGGAAGCGCCCAACCCGGAGATGACCAGCGTCGTCTTCCGCGAGACGCTGCAGGGCCACCTCCTCAACTGGGGCAACGCCTACGCCGAACGCGAACTCGACAACATGGGCCGCACCATCGCGCTCTGGCCGCTGCGCCCCGACCGCATGACGGTCGGCCTCGACGACAACGGCAAGCGCAAGTACGAGTACCAGGTCCGCCCCGGTGCCGCCGCTACCCTGCTTGAGCCCAAGCGCGTCTTCCATATCCCCGGCATAGGCTTCGACGGGCTCGTCGGGCACTCGCTCCTGTCGCTCGCTCGCGAGACACTCGGACAGACCATCGCCCTGCGCGACTACGGTGGCCGCGTCCTTGAGAACGACGCCCGCCCCGGCGTCATCCTGACGCACCCGAACACGTTGTCGGACCCTGCCCGCAAGAACCTCGAGAAGGGCTGGGAGGACAACCACGGCGGCTTCTCCAACGCTGGCCGCACGGCCATCCTCGAGGAAGGCATCAGCGTCACGACGCTCGGTCTCCCGCGCCAGGACATGCTGTTCATCGAGGGCCAGAAGTGGCAAGTCTCCGAGGTCGCGCGCTGGCTCCGGCTGGCACCGCACAAGATCGGCGACCTCGAGCGCGCGACGTTCTCCAACATCGAAGAGCAGAACATCGACCACGTCTCCTCGACGCTCATGCCGTGGACCGTCAAGTGGGAGCAGCAGATCGACCTCGACCTGTTGCCCGAGCCCGACATCTTTGCGGAGCACCTGATGGACGCCGCGCTCCGCGGCAAGACGCTCGACCGCTACAACGCCTTCGCCATCGCCGTGCAGAACAAGGCCATGACGCCCAACGAGTGGCGAGCGTTCGAGAACTGGAACCCCGTCGACTGGGGAGATGACCCCGTCCTGACCCCGAACAATAGTGCGCCCGAGCCAGCGGTCGAGGCGGCATAATCGATGAGGGCCGGGTGCCGTAATCACCCGGCCCTTCCCTATTACGGAGGGAAGAACCATGCGCATCAAGATTGGCAATAACCGTTGGGGCGGCCTGAGTATCAATACGTGTGGACACCCAGAACGTCGCCACCATGTTCACAACAAGTGTCAGCAGTGCGCCATGAGAGCGTACAAGTCAACGCCCGAACGCAAGGCCCACTTCGCCGCCTACCAGCGCGGGTACATGAAGGAGTACATGACGCGTCCGGGCAAACGTGACGCGGAGAGGGCGCGGGCACGAGAGCGGGCCAAGACGAAGGAGTGGCGTGAATACCATCGGGCATATGGGCGAGAGTACGCCCACAAGCCCGAGCAAGTCGCTAAGCGAAGGGCTCATGCGCGCTTGCCTGAAGTGGTTCGAAAACGCCGGATCAGGTTGGCCGAGTGGCGGGAGCGGCCAGAGGTGCGAGCTAGGGCGCAATACCGCTACGGGCTCGGCGCGTCCCCGTCGATCAAGGCGTTGGGCGATCGGGTCGGATGGGTTTGCGGTCATGCCCTCACGGGCGGATGCCGCGCCGCTAGGCGAGTGATCGACCCAACGCTTCCTGGTAGCCATCCGCTTGGTGCGACATTCGAACACATCGTCCCTGTCAGCGAGGGCGGAACCAACGACCCCCACAACCTCA